CGTCGACGAGGGCGATCCGTGAGTGGGCTGTTGCCGTCGGGCTCGAGGTGTCGCCGCGCGGCCGGTTGTCGCCCGAGGTGATCGACGCGTACAACGCTGCGCACCAGCCCGTCGATGGGTGAGCCTGTCGTGGCCGGCAATGGCAGGGTGCAGATCGCGTACCTGCACCGGCACAATGTCAGCCACAGTTGGCACGAGAGCATGATGCGGCTGATCGGCTACGACGCGGCGAACCACTGCCGGATCGTTGACACCGCCGGCCCGTTCATGATCAGTACCGACGCTTCTGGTCTTGTTGCCGCGCGTAACACCGGTGTGCAGCGGTTTTTGGACGAGACCGATCACGAGTGGCTGTGGTACATCGACACCGACATGGGATTTCTGCCGGACACGATCGACCGGCTCGTTGACGCCGCCGATCCGGTGGAGCGGCCGGTCGTCGGCGGGTTGTGCTTCGCGCTGCGCGAGGTTTGCTACGACGGGTACGGCGGCCGGCGGGTGATGCCCGCCCCGACGCTCTATGTGCCGGCGAAAACCGCGGAAGGGCACATCGGGTTCACCACCCGGTGGGATGTGCCGCCGAACACGCTGCTGCAGGTGGCCGGCACCGGCACCGCGTGTCTGCTGATGCACCGGGGGGCGTTGGAGAAGTTGCGTGCTGAGTACGGCGATGCCTGGTTCGACCGGGTGCGCTACGAGGATGGGCAGCCGATCTCCGAGGATCTGTCGTTCTGCGCCCGGCTGATCCAGCAGGGTGTCCCTCTGTTCGTCCACACCGGGGTTCTGACCACGCATCACAAGCAGTTTTGGGTGGGTGTGGAGGATTACACCCCGCCGAACGTGGTGGCAGCCGATGCTTCCGACTCCGATTGACGTCGCCGCGTCCTACGCACGGCTTCCGACTCCGATTGACGTTGCCGCGTCCTACGCACGGTTCGACGCCGAGTCCGGCTACACGCAGTACCACGCCGGGTTGGCTATGTGGAAGGTCTCCGACGATCTGGACAGGTATCGCAAGGCGATCGAGGCATGCCAGCCTGAGGTGCTGGTGGAGATTGGCACGAAGTGGGGCGGGTTCGCCGCCTGGGTGGCCGACACGTTCGGCTGCGACGTGGTAACGGTGGATGTGCTGCGCGTCGAGGGCCGGCCGGATTCGTGGCCGCAGGTCACGTTCGTCGCCGGCGACTCAATAGCACCGGCAACGACGGCTCAGGTGGCCGGCCTGGTCGCTGGCCGTCGGTGCATGGTCTCGCTCGATGCGGACCACCACGCCGGCCATGTCATGCGGGAGATCGAGCTGTACTCCGCAATGGTCACGCCCGGTTGCTATCTGGTGGTCGAGGACGGTCTTGCGGACCTGGTTGCCCCGAAGTTGGCCCGCCGGCTCGGCTGCCGCATCCCCGAGGAGGGTGGGCCGCTGCGGGCGATCGAGGCGAGCACGCTCACGATCAACCCGACGTTCGAGCGTGACCTGGATATCGAGGCCATGACGCCGGTGTCGCACAACCCGGCCGGGTGGTGGCGTCGGGTGGCGCCGTGAGGCTGCTGCTGCTGGGCACACCCGACTACGGCCGGGACTGCTGGCATGACGACCTGGCCGACGAGGCCGCCGTGCTCGGCTGGAAGGTCGACTACATTGCCGTCCGTGACCGGCCGGCCGATGATGTGGTGCGGCAGGCCAAGGGTGCGGATCTGCTGATCTGGGCACGCACCCACTGGCATTCCCCGGCCGGGGACGTGGACGGCATGCTCCGGCGCATCGAGGACGCGGGCACTGCCACAGTCGGGCTGCACCTGGACTTGTACTGGGGTGTGCCCAGCCGGGAACAGAAGATCGGGAATCATCCGTGGTGGTCTTGCCAGTGGGTGTACACGGCCGATGGTGGGCCGCGGCCGTGGCACACCAGGGGTGTCAACCACCGGTGGTGCCCACCCGCGTTGGGCGGTAGGCATCTGGGCCGAGCCAAGCCTGAGGGTGAGGCCCGGTACGTGTTCACCGGCGGGGCGATGCCTGTGCACGGCGAGCATCGGCTGCAGTTGTTGGCGTGGGCGCATGCCCGCTGGGGTGACCGGTTCGCCGCCTACGGCGAACCGCCGGAGACCGCTGTCTACGGCCGGCGGCTGTCCGGCGTCGTGTCGTACGCGGACGTGGTGCTGGGGGATTCGGCGCCGGCCGCCTGCTACTGGTCGGACCGGGTGGTGCGGATCCTGGGCCGTGGTGGGGTATTGGCGCATCCGCGGGTGGCCGGCATGGCCAAGCAGGGGTTCACCGACGAGACGCTGGTGAGTTTCAACCGGTACGACTTCACACGGCTCGGCCAGCGGCTGGACGCGTTGACCAGACGGCAGCGGACGACCATGCGCGACGCTGCGGCGTCCCTGGTCGAGTCGCGGCATCTGTGGCGGCACCGGCTCCAGGCGATCGCCCAGGAGGTGGGCTGTGGCTGACCTGCTGGTGATCGTCCCGACGCGGGGGCGCCCGGGGAACATCACCCGGATGATCCAGGCGTTCGACGGGACCATCGCCTGGGCCGATGCGGACCTGGCAGTGGTCTACGACGCCGACGACCCGACCCGGGGCGAATACCAGCGCATCGCCGAGCAGGCCGGGGTTGCAGGCCACGGCGTGTGGCAGGTTGAGGTGTCCGACTGGCAGCCGATGGTCCGCAAGCTCGAGGATGCCGCCGACCAACTGGCCGCCGGGTACACCGCGATCGGGTTCATGGGTGACGATCACGCGCCGCGTACGGTCTGGTGGGCCAAGGCCTACCTCGAGGCGCTGGCCGAGCTCGGCACCGGGGTGGTGTTCGGCGACGACCTGCACCGCGGACAGAAGCTGTGCACCCAGTGGGCGATGACCACTGACATCGTGGCCGCGCTCGGCCGGATGATTCCCGCCGACGTCGACCACCTGTATTCCGACACGTCGGTGATGGACTTGGCCCGGGAGGCGGGCTGCCTCCGCTACCTGCCGGACGTGGTGGTCGAGCACATGCATTACGTGGTCGGCAAGGCGCCGGAGGACGCCGGCTACCAGCGGGCCAACTCGCCGGAGCAGTACGCCAACGACGGCGCCCGGTACAAGCGGTGGAAGGACACGCAGATGGCCGCCGACGTGGCCAAGGTGCGCAAGCTGCGAGGGGTGAGCTCATGAGGATCGTCATCGCCTGCGCCGGTTCGGGCAGCAAGTGGGGCAACTACCTGGGTTTGCCGCGGCATCTGGTCCCGGTCGGCGGGGAACCGCTGCTGCACCGCACCACCCGGCAGGCCCTGGCCGTTTCGCACGACGTGCACATCGCCTCGTTGGACGACGACCGGTATCTGCTGGCCGGCACCACCCGGCACGTGATCCGCGGGCAGCACGTCAACGAGTACGCGTCGACCCGGCATCTGTGGTCTACCCGGGGGCGGACGCTGCTGTTGTACGGGGACGTGTACTACACCGACGCGGCGATCGGGATTATCAGCGGGTACGGCGGGTCGCTGTGGCGCATGTTCGGCCGGGCGGGCCCGTCAACAATCACCGGCTCCCGGTGGGGTGAGATTTTCGCCGGATCCTGGCTGCCCAGGCACCACGGCATGCTCGACGACCACATGCACAAGGTTGCGTTGGCCTACGCGGCCGGGCATTCCCGCCGGTTCACCGCGTGGGAGTTGCTGCGTTCGATCCAGCGGACGCCGCTGAACGAGCACATGGTGAACCCGACCTGGTTCAGCGACGTCGACGACGAGACCGACGACTTTGACACCCCCGGCGACTACGACCGGCATCCGGCCACGGCCGGGCGGGTGGTGGTCAGCGGTGGCTGACGGGGTGCGGATCCAGCCGCAGCCGGCCAGGATCGCAGCCGAGGGCATCGGCTCGCTGGCCAACCGGTTGTTCATCGTCCGCGACCAGTCACGCCCGATGCCACCGAACCCGCACCGTCCGGCATGCCGACTGTGTGGTCATCCGCATCAGTGCAAGACGTACCACCTGCAGCTCGACGGCGAGGGCACGGTCATCGTGTCGACCACCATCTGGGCGCACATGCGAAAGCTGTTCGACCATGGCGGGTTCGAGGCGGTCAACGTCGTGGCTGAACCGCCGACTCAAGGGCTGGTGTTGCCACCGGCCAAGGTGCGCGCGACACCCGCGCAAATGTGAGGAGAGTGTAGGTGGCGACAGTCACAGCCCTTAACAACCTTGCGCGTTTCAGCGTTGTAGGCGAAGGCTGCTGGGCGTGGGCGGGTACGCACTACCCGAACGGATACGGGACGTTGTCACACTGGCGGACCAGGTAACGCTCGCGGTGCTCACCGAGTTGCCTATGAGGCTCATCGCGGGCCGATCCCGACCGGGCTGGTCATTAACCATCTGTGCGAGAACAAGGGTTGCGTTCGGCCCGATCACCTCGAGACGGCCACGCCTCGTCGGAACGTCATGTATTCCGACACGCCTGCCCGTCGCAACGTTTCAAAGACCCACTGCCCGCGTGGACACTCCTACGCGGAATACGCGTTTTGCAGTCCGCCGGGAGACAGCCGACGGCGTTGCCGCGCTTGTCACAACTCACAGAGAAAGCGCGCCGCTGAGCGCGCCCGGATCAGGAGGTCGTCTTGAGCACGATCGTTCACACCAACTGGCTTCAGCTGATGCTCGGTGCCGGAAACCACACTCTGCCCGACTTCGACACTGATGACATCGAGGCCGCCCTGCTCGACGCCACGGATGTTCCCGGCGGCGCGGTCGACGGTGCCACCGACGAGGATTATGCGGATGTCTCTGCCGGCCTGATCGTTGCCGGCGCACAAGCGGACGTCCCTGGGGGTACCGCTTCTGGTGGGGTGGTGACCCTCTCGGGTGCGCTCACATTCTCGGCGATCACGGGTGATGCGGCCGACTATCTGACGGTGTTCAAGAATAGCGGCACGGATAGTACGTCCCCGCTGATGATCACCTGGGACTCCGCCTCAACAGGGCTACCAGTGACACCGAACGGCGGGGACATCACCGCCACCTGGGGATCGTCAATTTTGGTCACCCTCGCCTGAGGGATGCACGTCTGTTTGATGGAGGGAATGACATGGCTGCCGGTTTCGCTGCACTGCTCACCAAGGACCAGATCAACCAGACGATCGGCCGGCTCGCGGTAACGCTGCGCGAGACGTTCGCCGATGTTGCCCAGTTCAGCGCGTGGCATGCTGGGGTCGGCGCTACCGGGCTGGAGACCACGTACAGTTTCACGGCCGGGGACGCGGCAATCATCGGGTCGGCGATCACCGACTTCAAGCAGTTGGAGCAGATTTACCTGGGCCTTGCGGCGCTCGCGTCGGCGAAGGACTTCCGAGCTTTCTCCGATGACGTCGAGGGTCTCCGGTAGGGCCTGACCTGTGTCGACCGTCGTCCGCCGGCTGGGCAACGCCGACGACATCACGTTCTCCACCGGGCTCGGTGGTGTCGACGCGACGACGTACGGCACGATCGCGGTCCTGTTCCGGCCGTCCGCGGACACGGTGTTCCGCTGGATCGTGAAGCTGTACGACGCGACCGGTGGAGACCTTGGTGGCGTCGGGCTGCTGAGCGACGGCACCATCTTTTGGAAGGGCGCCTCGATTTGGGCCACCGAGGGGCCAGTTGTCACCTTCGACGACTGGCACTTGTTGGTCGCACGCAAAGGCACGGGGGATGTGCGCCCACGGTTCAGCCTCAAGAATGTTACGACCGGCATATGGGTTCATGACGATGCCGTCGACACCCAGTTGGACTGGGTGGCGCCCACGGGTGGCAGCGTCCGAACCAAGGATGCGACTTCCGGTGAGGGTCCCGGCGCCGACTATGCCGCCGCGGCGATCTGGGCAAACGAGCTTCCCTGGGCGGCAGACACGTTCGGCGACGCGGCCATCGAGGCGGCGGCTCTCGACGAGCACCTGGACAACTGGCGGGACGCAGACCCGGCATCCGGGTGGGAGTTCAGCCAGACCGACGCGGCCATCATGGTCGAGGACTTCACCCTCAACCGGGCCGATGAGACCAGCTTCGGTGTGGGCACCCCAACCACCGTCACCGATCTCGACTTCACCTTCGCAGACGCCGGCATTCTGGCCCTGTCCCGCAACTTCCTGCGCAGCACCCAGGACGAGCCGGGTGCTACCGGGATCATCCGGGACCTGTCAGAAACCCAGGGCACCCCGACCACAATCGGGTCGGGCAGCGTCAGCTCCGGCAGCTTCGTCAAGGTGCTGGAGTTCTGGCGGGTCGTCGACGCGACGGTGGACGCCAGCGTGGCAATCGACACGTCCATATCCATGGCGGCAGTGTCCGCGGCCACATTGCGGTACCAGTGGATAGTCCACCGGTACAACAGCTCCGACGTCCTGCAGGAAAGCTCCACGGCCTCATCCGAGCACAACACCACCGGTGTGAAAACGCAGACCATGGTGCTCGCCGGTCCGTTCGTCGCCGGTGACAAGCTATCGGTGTCGCTCTGGCTGAAGAAGGCGGGCGGCGGCGGCTCCCGCGACTTCACGCTGAACATCAACAATGCTGACTCGTGGGTCGAGTTCTCGGTTGCGGAAGTTCCGCCGTTGGAGATCACTCCGGCCGCGGTAACAGTCGACGTCACCCCAGGCACGTTGACCATCACCAGCACGGTCGGCCTCACTCCCGCACCGGTGACCGTCACGGCCACCCCTGGCACGGCGACGATCACCGCCACGGCAGCGATCACCCCGGCCCCGGTCACAGTGACAGCCACACCGGGCACGGTCGAGGTGGCCACCGCGGGCGGCAGCCAACCGGTCACACCAGCCCCGGTAACGGTGACCTCCACCGCGGGCACGCTGACCGTCACCACCGGCGTGGTCGACGTCATACCCGACCCGGTGACCGTCACCGTTACACCCGGCGCCACGGTCGTGACAGCCGGCGCGGTCGACGTCACCCCAGCCGAGGTCACTGTCACGGCCACTCCAGGGACATTGACCCTGACCGCCACAGCGGATATCGTCCCGGCTGCCGCGACGGTCACCGCGAGCCCCGGCGCGCTGACTGTCACCACCAGCGTGCCAGGCCAGGACATCACCCCGGATCCGGTCACGGTCACCGTCACCGGCGGAACCCTCGCCGTTGGCCAAGGCCTGGCCGTCTTCCCGAACGCGGTGACCGTCACAGCCGAACCGGGTGTGTTGACGATGACCGCCGGGGCTGTGGACATCACTCCGGCTGCGGTGAGCCTCACCGCAACTCCAGGGACGCTGGTCCTTGACGTCCTCGGGCTCGGGCTGACCCTAGATGGTGCGGGCGTCACCATCGCCGCCGGCGCCTTGACCGTTGCCACCGACGAGATCATTCCGGGCACCCTGGTCGCTACCGCACCACGCAGCGGCTTGGTTGCTACCGCACCAACCGCCACCATGGGAGGGAGGTGACCCGATGCCGGACGTCGGCGACACCGCAACCGCCACCCTGACCGTCACCCCGTTCGACGGCACCACCTCCGCGACGTTGCACGTCGTCGCCCCCGACGCCACCTTCGACGACCCCACCCCGGCCACGGCCGACAGCGGCGCAACATGGACGGCTGCGGTCACCTACGACCAGGCCGGGTGGTGGCTACTCACCTGGACGGTCACCGGCACCGGCGCCGGGGTCGAACACCAGAAGGTCCTGGTCACCGCCACCCCGGGCACACCCCCGTACCTGCCGGTGTACACCAGCCTGGAGTTGGTCAAAGAGTCGCTGAACGAACCGACCGGCCGGGATGCGCTGCTCCAGGAGAAGATCGTGTCCGCGTCCCGCTCGATCGACGTCCACACCGGCCGCCGGTTCTACCTGGACGCCACGACCAGCGCGCGGACCCTCAACCCGCGACGTAGGGTCGTCGCCGACCGGGAAGGCCAACGGCTGCTCGTCGACGACATAGGCACCACCGTCGGGCTGATCGTCGAGGTGGGGTCGACCGCCAACGGGTGGACCGCGGTCACTACCTCGGTCGAGGCCGAGCCCACCGATGCGCTGGTGAAACTCGAGCCGGTCACGTCGCTGCTGCACCTGTCCGGGTCGTTCCTGTCCGGGCCGCGGGTACGGGTAACCGCCAAGTGGGGCTGGCCGGCCATCCCGCAGGTGATCCGCGAGGCGACGCTGATCCAGGCCTTGCGGTTGTACAAGCGGAAGGACAGCCCTGAGGGTGTGCTCGGGTCGGCCGAGTGGGGCACGGTGCGGGTGTCCAGGCTCGACCCGGACGTCGCCAAACTGGTCGAGTCGCTGGTCCTCCCAGGGTTCGGCTGACCGATGGACCTCAACGGGATCTGCGTAGCCATCGCCGCCGCAGCCGGCAACGCCGTGTCAACGCCGCCGCTGAAAGCTACCGGGCACGTTCCGGATGCGATCACCGAGCCGCATTTCTTCGTTGCCGAACCGGCCGTCGACTACAACAAGACGTTCGGGAAGACGGCCGAGATCGAGTTGACCTGCCGGCTGCTGGTCAGCCGCGCCGACGACCAGACGTCGCAGCGGATGCTGCGGGCATACTGCTCGACCGGCAACGCCGAGTCGGTCAAGGACGCGATCGAAGCCGCGCGCGGCGGTCCCGGCCAGGCGGCGCTTGGTGGGCTCGCAGACGACCTGTGGGTGCGGCGGGTGGAAAAGCCCCGCTGGTACGAGCATGCCGACACCAAGTACATCGGTGTGGAAATCCAGATCAAGGTGGTGGAGTGATGGGCATCCTCGTCCTGCTCGACACGCGACTGTTCGTCGGCGCGGCGGACCTGTCCGGACACTCCAACAAGTTGGAGATCGACGACACGATCGAAGACAAAGAGGTCACCAACTTCCGCTCCGGCGGTGCCAAGGAAGTCCTTGGCGGGCTGGAAACGGTCAGCATTAACGCTGAGGGCCAATGGGAGCCCGGCGACCCGGGCAAGATCGACGACCAGGCGTGGGCCGACCGGCGGGTGCTCGGCGCGTGGACCGCCGGTGCCGAGTCGGCGTCGGACACCGGCGTCGGCTCGGTTGCCTACCTCACCAAGGCGCTGCGCTCGTCGATTCAACTGCTGGGCGCGGTCGGTGACGTCGCGCCCTGGTCGGCGAAGGCTACCGGCACATGGCCGCTGGTCCGCGGCCAGTTCAACCACCCGTCCGGAGTGGCCCGCACCGTCACCGGCACCGGCACCGCGATCCAACTTGGCGCGATGACTGCCGGCCAGCGGCTGTACGGGTCGCTGCACGTCCTGTCGGTGGCGGGCACCGCCCCCACCATCGACGTGGTCGTCCAGTCCGACTCGGCGGAGGCGTTCAACGTCACCCCTGAGACCCGGCTGACATTCACACAGGCGTCCGCGCCGGAGGGTCAGATCCTGCGGACTGCCGCCGCGGCCCACGCCGACGACTGGTACCGGGCGTCGTGGACCATCAGCGCCGCCGGCGGTGAGTCGTTTCTGTTCGTCGCCGCGTTCGGCATCGAGTAGAGGAGTAAGTCAATGGCCAAGAAGGTTCTGCTCGACGCCGTGTTGAGCATCAACAGCAACAACCTGCAGGAGTGGTGCGCCAAGGTCGAAGTCGTCGACGACTTCGAGGAGAAAGACACCACCACGTTCGCGTCCGGCGGTGCCAAGGAGGTCCTCGGCGGGCTGGAGTCCGGCAACGTCGGCATCTCGTTCAAGAACTCGCACACCGTCGCCGAGTTGGACGCGATCATGTGGGCGTTGCGCCGGCAGGTGGTGCCGTTCACCGTCCGGGCCGACGAGGCTGTGGTGAGCAGCTCCAACCCGCAGTACTCCGGGTCGATTCTGATCAACAAGTGGATGCCGATCGCCGGCAGCGTCGGTGACGTCAACGAGTTCGACGTCACCTACCCGCTGTCGGGCGTGCTGGTCCGGGCGACCGGAACCTGATGCCGATCGAACTGACGGCCGACCAGGAGTCGCTACGCAACGTCGGCCGGGCGCTCAAAGGGGAGGCCGACGGCAAGAAGCTCAAGAAGGAGCTGGCGGCCAACCTCAAGGCGATCCTCGAGCCGGTCGCCGAGCAGGCCCGGTCGAACCTGATGAGCATCGGCACCGCCGGCCTGGCCCACGGCGGGTCGCCGCTGCGGACCACCGTGGCATCGCAGATGAAACCGGCCGTCCGGTTCTCCGGCCGGCAGACCGGTGTGGCGTTGCGGGTGCGGCGCAGGAACATGCCACGCGGGTTTACCAACGCGCCGAAGGCGTTGAGTACGCCGAAGGGTTGGCGTCATCCGGTGTTCGGCGCCGACCAGTGGGTGCAGCAGGTGGCCGTGCCCTCGGAGTGGTTCGACCGGGCGGCCCGCGCCGGGCATCAGCCTGCCAAACAGGCTGTGCACGCCGCCGTCGAGTCGATGGCGCAACGCATCGCCGACCGAGCCAAGTAGGGAGCCGTCGTGTACCTGGTGTACCAGCCTGAGGGCGAGTCGGAGCCGCAACGGTGGCAGTACAACCCGCTCAAGTTGCGCGCCACCGAGCGGGAGATGCTCGAGCGGAGAACCGACCTCAACTTCTCCGAGTTCACCGGCAAGGTGTTGCAGGGTTCGTCGCTGTGCCGGCGTGCCCTGCTGTTCCTGTTCCTACGCCGGCAGCATCCGCGGATCAAGTGGGAGGATGTCGACTTCGCCTGGGACGAGCTCCGGCTGGAGTATTCCAAGCAGGAGCTGACCCAGATGCGCGAGAAGGTCGCCGACACCCTGTCCGGCCGCGAGTTGGAAGCGGCGCTGATACAGGTCGACGCTGAGATCATTGCCGCGTACGACGACGCGGACTCGGAGGGAAAAGCGCAGCTGCCCATCGCAGAATGAGATCGCTCGGCAACGCGGCACACCTGCTCGGGATACGACCATGGGAGTGGGAGCTACTCACCGTCGACGAAGCTGACACTCTGCTGAGCTGGCTGGACCGGTATGAGGCTGAGATGAAGAAGGTGGGGTGAGCGTTCCGTGGCGTCGGATGTGAGCCTCATTTTCAACCTGTTGGCCCGGGATAAGGTTTCTGGGACGATCGGCAAGGTTGAGAAGAATGTCGGCCGGATGGGCATGGCCATCGTCGGCATGGGTGTGGCCGCCGGCGCAGGGCTGATCGCCGTCGGCGACACGATGGACGAGGTGTTCGACACCATCCGGGTGGGCACCGGTGCCACCGGCCCACAACTGGCCGGCCTCGAGCAGAGCTTCAAGAACGTGGCCGGCACCGTCTCTGCCGACCTGACCGAAACCGGGTCGGTGCTCGCCGACTTCAACACCATGGCCGGCGCGACCGGCACCGACTTGGAGACGTTGACCAGGACGTTCCTCAACCTGGAGAAGATCACCGGCGAAGACTTGGACGTGGAGAACGTCACCCGACTCTTTGGCGACTGGTCGGTGGCCACCAAGGACCAGGCGTCGACGATGGACGACCTGTTCCGGGTCTCGCAGACCACCGGCGTCGGCATAGGCGACCTGTCCACCAAGGTGGTCCAGTTCGGTGCGCCGCTGAGGAACATGGGCTTCACCCTCGAGGAGTCGACCGCGTTGTTCGGGAAGTGGCAGAAGGAAGGCGTCAACACCGAGACGGTGATGGCCGGGCTGCGTAAGGCGTCCGGCACGTGGGCCAAGGAGGGTCTCGACCTGCCGGACACGCTCCAGAAGACGATCCAGGCGATCAAGGGCGCCGGCTCGGAGGCGGAGGCGCAGCAGATCGCGTTGGAGAACTTTGGTGCGAAGGCCGGCCCGGACATGGCCGCCGCCATCCTGGAGGGCCGGTTCGAGATCGACGAGCTGATGGCCACGTTGGGCGGTAACACGGACACGATCAACGGCCTGGCCGACGAGACGGACGACTGGAAGGAGAACCTGGCCAAGCTGAAGAACGAGGGTCTGGTTGCCCTGGAGCCGATCGCATCGACCGTGTTCGGGCTGCTCGGTGAGGGTGTGCCGATCCTGCGCAACGTTGGCACGTGGACGCAGAACAACGCCGGGTTGGTCAAGAACCTGGCGATCGCGCTGGGTGGTATCGCCGCGGTGATCCTGGCCGTGAACGTCGGGTTGAAGGTGTACCACGGGATTCAGATGGTCATCCGAGCGGCGACGATCGTGTGGACGGCGATCAACTGGCTACTGGCGGCGTCGGTGTGGGCGTCGCTGGGTCCGATCCTCCTGATAGCCGTGGCAATCGCCGCGGTGATTGCCATCATCGTACTGATCGCCACCAAGACCGACTGGTTCCAGAAGCTGTGGGGCTGGGCGTGGGGCGGGATCAAGGCGGCGGCGCTGTTCGTGTGGAACTGGATCAAGAACACGCTTTGGCCGGGTATCCAGTCGGTGTGGAACGGGATCGTGGCCGGCGCGAAGATGGTCTGGCGCGGCATCCAGTTGTACTTCGGGTTCTGGAAGGGACTGTTCACCACGGTCGTCGGATGGGCGATCGGCGTGAAGGACCGGGTAGTCAACGGGTTCAACAAGGTCGTGTCGTTCGTGAAGGGCCTGCCTGCGCGGATCAGAAGCGCCGCATCCGGCATGTGGAACGGGATCAAGGACAGCTTCCGAGCCGCCGTCAACTGGCTGATCGGCAAGTGGAACAACTTCCAGCTCACCCTCGGTGGCGGTTCGGTGATGGGCATCAACATCCCGTCGATCACCCTGTCAACGCCCAACATTCCGTACCTGGCCGCGGGTGGGATTGTGACCCGGCCGACGTTGGCCGTGCTCGGCGAGCGTGGGCCGGAGGCGGTGGTGCCGCTGTCCCGCGGTGGTGGCGGGGCGCAGCACATCATCTTCGACTTCCGCGGCGTGCGGGGCAACCGGCAGCTGGAGCAGTTCGTCGAGGACTTCCGGGCGGCGGTCCGCACCAAGCCAGGGTTCCGGGCGGAGGTTCGGGCAGCATGAATGTGGACATCTGGGCGTACGATGAGGGCACCAACTCGTCCAGGGAGTTGATGCCCGATGCATCGTATCTTGTCCGCCGTGGCGGCTCTGCTGCTGGCTGGCGCGCTGTCCGGTTCGGCCGCACCGGGGTGTGCCGTGGCTGGTGAGTTGGTCCAAGCGCAGGTTTCGATCTTCTACGGCGGCGCGTGGCATGTGATCACCGCCGATACGCGGATGCCGATCCACATCACCCGCGGCGTACCCAACGAGGCGTCGAGGTCTGATCCGGCTGTGGTCACGCTGCGGCTGAACAACGGTACGAGCAACGTCGAGCCGTCGGTGGTCGGCCGGTATTCGCCGAAGAACCCGCGCTCAGACCTGTTTGGCCTGATCGGCCGTGGCACACCGGTCAAGGTTGAGGCCGGGCTGGTCGGCGGGTCTCTGACGACCAGGGTGGTTGGTGAAGTAGTGCAGTGGCCGGCCCGCTGGGATGTGTCCGAGCGGGATCTGTGGGTGGACCTGGAAGCGT